CTTCGATATCACCGGCGCCACCTAGTCTAATATTATCTGCATCACATCCCATTATTTGATTATTATCAACTTTAACCCTTCTTATAGGATACGTTCCATCTAATCTTATCCCAACATTAGTATAATAATTAGTAGAATCACCATTAATAATATTATTAGATATATTAAGATTATTTATTTCATATGTATTTACATTAGATTCTACACGAATACCTACAGCAGTAATATTAGTTATAATATTATCCGATATATTAATATTCAATGAGTTATCATCTGATACTCCAACAGCATTTGTATTAACTACGATACCGTCTGATTCTTCATTTGGAGATGCTCCAGCATATAAATCAGTAATAGTATTACCTGTAATATTAACATCTTCCCCTACGGTAACTTTAATAGCATCTGATGTTTGTCCTTGAGATGTTTGAGAAATAGTTATGCTATTATTAGCAATACTAGCAGTACTAACTCCTTCTAAATTAATACCGGAAGAACCAGTAGTAACATAATTTCCGAAACCATTAATACTATTTCCTGTAATAGTTAGATATTTACAGTTACCAATAGCTTTAATACTATCTTTACCAGAATCATATAAAGTATTACCAGTACAAGAAATATATTGAGTTTGATCGTCGAAATAAATTCCACTATCACAAGCACCATTCATATAATTATTAGAAACTACAATATATTCTGATAAGTCTACCCCTTCAGAAGCGCTTAATCTATTAGCAGTATAACATACTCTAGCTCCCTCTAATTTATTATCAGATACTATTAATCCTTTAACACCTTGTGTAGTTACTAATGGTCCAGGTAATGTATCATTTCCTTCAGTACCATTTGCAAATGACAATGCTACTCGTGCTGACATACTATTATGATGAATATTTATATTCTCTGAAGGTACATATGTAGGTGATCCTGTCTCATCCATAATAACATCACAGCCAACATGTACATCATAAAAATCATTCTCATATATCTCAACGTTTGTACATCCTCTAAGACCTACTCCTACAATCCAACCACTAAATACAGATTTTAATCTATCAAAAATGAATCCTTTTACTTTTACATTATCACACGCTGTGAATCTAAAAGCATATGTATTGGACATTCCTGTTTCACTTAATAATGTAGCATCATCACCAATAACTCTAATATTAGTAAAGCCGGAAAATGTAACTATATCTGTTATATAAGTTCCATATGGGAAATATAATGTATCTCCGTCACTAAGATCATTATCAATTACCGATTGAATATTAGTTGTTTGATCACCTGAAGTAGTAACTCCATGATCTGTTACATCAATAACACCTGTCATATTTACAGAGACAGTATCAGTAGCACTATCTACAGTAGTATATAGCCCTTCTCCTCCAGCAATAGTTAATGTATCACTAGGATCGTCCGCTTCTACACTACCTACATCAGCACTTACAGTGGCGAATGCATCCTGATTTGGATCACCACCACCTGATGCCCCAACATAATCAATAACTACAGTATCTGTTCCAGTTACTATAGATGTTACTATACTAGTACCACCTTGTAATGTAAGAGTATCTGCAGGGTTATCAGCTACTGCACTACCACCATCAGTAGTTACAGTTTCAAATAAGTTCTGTGCACTACCAGGAACACCAGTATAATTAATTGTAAGTGTATCACTAGCTACTGCTGTTGATATATCAGTACCACCAACAATAGTTAAAGTATCTGTGGGTGTATCAGCTACAGCTGATCCACTATCAGAAGTAATAGTTTCAAATAAGTTCTGTCCACTACTTGGAACGCCAGTATAGTTGATTGTAACAGTATCACTAGTTACTGCTGTAGCTATATCAGTACCACCAAGAATATTTAATGTATCTATAATTGTATCAGCAGCAGTTGATCCACTATCCCCTGTTATAGTTTCATATAGATTTTGATCCGCAGTACCATCATAGGTAATAGTTAATGTATCACCAGTACCTGATGTACTAATTCCAGTACCACCATTAACATCTAATGTATCTCCTGTAACATCAGGAATAATTGGCCCAAGGAAATCTGTGGTAATATTACCCCAAGTATTAGGATTAGCCTCTGCTGTACTACTAATAGTTATAGTATCACTAGCAGTAGTGGCTGTTGTACTAATTACACCAGTTCCTACTATATTAAGAGTATCACTAGGATCATCTGCCTCTACACTTCCTGTATCGGCTGCTACTATACTAAAAGCATCTTGGTTTGGATCACCACCACCGGATGACCCAACATAATCAATAATCACGGTATCTGTACCGCTTATTACAGATGTTACTATACTAGTTCCACCCTGCAATACAAGAGTATCTGTAGCAGCATCAGCCACTACACTACCACCATCAGTAGTTATAGTTTCGTATAAATTCTGATCACAATAGGCCTTAACGCCAGCTATTGTAGTTTTAAGACTGGCACCGTCAGTAGTTTCTTGTATCTCTATTTCATCTGACCCTACAGGTGTTCCTTTAGGTGTCAGTTGATAAATGGTTACGTCAGGCATCTTCTTCCTCGGTTATAAAATCTTTTCTAATTTGCGAATTAAAACCCAATTTAATTTCGCCATTCCAAGCATCGCTGCGCGATGTTGGGGGTCTGTTATACCAAATAAATCTATAATAGCATCTAAGTCTGCTAAGTTATTGGCCTGATAAATAGCAGATATATACGGATCTGTTTTAAGTATCTGCTTGATCTTTGCTGGTTTAACAGACGTTGTTGAGTTAAAGGCAGTCATGTTGCTATAATCTCTCGTTCAAAATCCTTCTCAGGAAAAGGATTAGTTGTTTTAATAATTACTTTAATAGTTTGAGCTTCTGAACTAGTAATACTTAGAACTCCGTCTGTGATATCTAATTCTTCGCCAACTTCATTATTAATATCATAAATTATGGCTATAGAAGGATTAGGAATATTAGTAATAGTAGCAGTATCAATACCATTAGCCGCTATATTAGTTGTGTCAATATTACAAGCCAGTTGAGGTCTGTCTATTAATGTTGCAGGACTGGAGACAGTATTTATATACTGATAAAGCGCAGGGTCTAAAATTATTTCGTTATCAGGAACCTCTATTGCATATAAATTAGTATTAGTATATTGTTCATCTACATTAAAGTCAGGTTCATGAACTGAAAATACTGCAATAATTTGTCCTGTAATTATATTATATTCTGCAAAACTTTTCATAATTAACTCATTATAGGTCCAACACCAGCAGTAGACCATTGACCAGTAAAAGTAGTAATGTTAGCTCCCGGTAAAACTCTAGCTGAACCACTTGAACTTGTTCCTCTATATACTCTAATTCTAAACATATATGCATCCCATGTTCCAAATTCATCTGCTTCTACATTAACCCATTCTGCAATTGTACTTCCAGAACCTTTAGTATAGCTTCCATTATTCATAGTAGTACGAGCAACTAAATTTGACCATCCATCACTATATCCTCCACCAGCAGTCCATAAACAGTAATCTAAGTAATATACTATATATAAACTTGAATTAGCTTGATCAGTTTGTGATGAAGCAGACCAAAAAACATTAAAGTCTTGATTCGCTCTTGCTAAAGTTCTTGATCCCGCGGTATAGTCCGGATGCCACATTCCTATTCCTGGACCATTAGTTCCTAAAGGATAATAAGTTCCAGTAGTCATACTAGTAAATGAAGTACTAGTGCCAAGGCTATACATGCGAGAAGGGTGTATAGCTCTATCGCTGTAGTCTGTATTCTTAAGAAAAGAAGATCCTGTATAGCCATCACTTATAAGAAAAGAAGACGTATTAATAGAAGCTGCAGTAATAGCAGAACCACTTAAATCTCCAGTAAATGTTCCACTAGCAGCACTTATATCGCCACCAAATTTAGCATTACCAGATGTATCGATAGCAAATTTAGCGCCGGCATACGTTGGAACACCCTCATTGCCCATATATATAGGCATTGAATCTCCACCCCGGATTTCTACTCTATAACCACTAGTAGCTGTTCTTATATTACTAAGAAGAGCCATTTGAGCTTCTAAATGTTCTGCGACAACGGCACCTGCTTCAATAGTACCAGCAGTAACAGAATCTGCTTCTAGCATACTACCGGGCATTACTTCATCTACTCTTAATTCATTAACTTGGTGAATAGATGTACCTACCGGACTTCCACCTATATAATTAAATAATGCCACTACTTGTACATAGCGAGCAGTAGAAGGAATTTCTCCTACTGTATTATCTGGATCAGATGAACTATATGATCCACCAAATTGCTTATCAGTAGTTGTCCATGTTGTAAGTGTTGGAGTTACTGCAGTAACAAAATAGTGATATGTCCCAATACCTCCGAGATCAACTCCGTTCCAATGATCTTCCCCAGCAGGAGCAATGTACTTATATTCATCATCTAAAAAGATTATACCAGCATAAAATACTCCAGTTCCAGTAGTTTCGGTTCTATAAGTACAAGAAGCTCTATAAGTTTTAGCAGGATCAATAGGAATATAATGTTTACATACTACCAACGCTTCACCACCAGATTTATTTTCTATTACAGTGGTTCCAATTGCTGCATCAGTAGCAGTTACTACCTGTAAATCTTCATCTACAATAGTGGCATCATATTCATACCAGTTATAATTAGTATCATCATGGTAAGTACCATCACTATCTATACTAACTCCACGACCAATATGTCCTTCTGAAAAGGTTAAATCAGGGGTTAAAGATTTAGTAGTATCTACTACAGCGAATACCCATTCATCTTCAGAATTTCTTTTATATAGTCTTCCATTTTCTGTCCATACTAAATATGAACCTTCTGGATATAATGAACTTGGACTTCCTTGAGAGGGTAGAGTGCTTGTTGACCATATAGTTACAGCACGCAAACCTTGTACAAATTGGTCATGCGCACTAATAGCACCATCATTAATATCTCCATCATCTACCTCATGGGCACGTTCGACTGGTATACTAGCGAGTGCCATTGGTGGAATAATAGTAGCTTGATCAATAGCATGAGGACCAGATTTAGTAGATACAGTACCAATTACGTACATAGTATCTGTTACACTAATAGAATCCCAACTATCTGCTCCATTATCGTAGTACCATCCATACCTTGACTTTCTTGCCATAGCCATAAAGTTTTGACTACCTGAATGACTAAATGGTGGGGGGGATATCAATTCATCTGTTTCATAGATAAGCCAAGTTTCTCCAACTTCTCCTAAATCTGGAGAATCACCACTTTCATCTGATCCTGGAGCAAGAATTGTAGTTTCAATTGAACCGGAAGATACAGTAACTGATGTACCATCAATTACTATCTCAGCATCATCTGATGAAGGATTACCTGACGAATCATATCCATGAACATATAAATATCCATTATTAGGAGATGCAATTCCATCTTTATTAAGGAGTACACCAATAACTTTATCACCAGGAGGTCCTGTTGGTCCAGTATTACCTTCTGATATAATATACCATGTCTCTACTACAGTGAAGGATGCACCGTCAGGCATAGTATATATCATTTCAATAGTAGCTTCTTCTCCTGCATTATAAGGAAATAAATCAGTAGGAGATCCAGTACTATCCCATACAGTAATTCCATTAACTTTTACAAGATGATCCCCACCACCAGGATTTGGCCATGTAACAATATCATATACAGAATTATCAACTTTAATATTACTAGAAGACGTTGCAGTAAGATCTAAATAAGTAGTGGTTTGAATAGTTCCACTTCTAACAAAAGCCCAAGATGGAACGTCAATATTTACTCCGTTTCTCCAACCACCACCATCTTTTTCTTCAACAAACACTAATTGTCCACCAGCAGCCCAATATTGATAACCAATTAGAGCATCTTCGCCATCAACACTGTCTGTTATATCAACAAGTGTAATAGTATCATATTCTACAGGTGGACTTACTGAATCGTCAGCTAAGTATACAACCAATGAATTATTAATATCATTGTAATCTATATTAGACCAAATATATTCAGCTGCAGATTCTGGAGTATATAATGCGCCACCAGAATCTTTTAAGTATAGTTGAATATTTCCGGATGTAAGTACCTCTGGTTCTATACCAGCAGCTACTCTAGTAGCTTGCACTTCTAATGAATCTGCACTAGTTTCTATCGCATTACCATATATAGATTTAATATAATATGTGTAATCTCTAGTTAAAGCTGTTGATTCACCAGTAGTACCAAATGCTGGATACCAATGATCATCTTGTAATGGTCCATTATTAGATGTATCATACATACCGGCCCAAAAATACCATGTATCATAGTCAGGAAGTGTAACTCTAATAATTACACGCTTACTATAATTTGATAATCTAGAAAAATCTGGTGGTACATCTATAAGGAAAGCATCACTACCAACACCTAAATGACTAGTAGGGGTTTTGCTCATCCATAGTAGTACATGGGAGTTATCTTTGTGATTATTATTATCGTTCCAAACAATAACATCTACATATCCTCTATCTGGGAATACATCAAAAGTTATAGCAGTAGGCGTAGGTGGGCGAGTAGAATCATAATAGATTACGTATCCAAGTCCATCACCAGCACCTTCTGTACTGTCCATGTAATAAACCCAAGCAGATTCAGTACCTGTAGTAGATACTGCCTTTACTCGAAATTCATATCTAACAACTCCATTATTATCTGGATCTGATGAGGATGATCTATTGTCAAGACCAGTTATTTCTAGCCCACCTTGAAGTAATCTATCACCACCAGTACCTGGTGATGTAGGGATTTCATTATTAGTATTAAATGGAACAGGAGCGACAGGAATCCAACTAGCTACTCTACTAGCAGCATTAGTCGCATCACTATCTGTTACTTTTCCGTACTCAAGAATATAGTGTCTGGTTGCATTAAATTGCCCAGCAACTGCAGATTCTTCCCACTGTATAGAAGTAACAATTTCTGCTTCACCATCGTTATTAACTCTAATAAATCCATCAATAGCATCATCAGCAGTTAATGTTAAATCCCATATAGGTAGACGAGGTAATTTAGATAATTGTCCAGGTTCTAAACTAGTACCAGGAATGTAATCATCTGGTAATGCATATCCTTCATTCCAATCATAAACATATGAAGATTCTTCTAAAAAACTAACATCCACTGTCAAATCTGAGTTTAGATTCATAGAAGTTATCTTAAAACATTTTGGCCCATCGCCAGAATAATTAGTATCTTCTGGATCATCTTGTACGACCATATCCCATCCTAGCATATCATTAGTAATATATACTCTATCACCAACATTATACTTAAAGATATCTATTTTGAAGCTTCCGGCAACAGTTATGCTGTTGCGAGATCTTTCTAGTGCAATTCTAGTAAGACGTTGTGCTTCCCATTCATTAGTAGTAAATGGGTAATCAAATTGCTTTATGCGCTCTTCACCATCTTCTATTTCATAAGGATTTACACCACCAGAATCTAATGGATCTACTAATGGGAAATCATGCGGTTCATACATAGGATAGCCATTTAACCCAGCATAGTTATCATACTCATCATGCTGAGTAACTGCTTTTATGTATACACCTGCACCCTTATTAAATAGTTCCGACATAGAAACACTAGTCTTTACTTTTAATCCACCATCAGCTAGCCAGGTTTCATCAATTATATCGTCAGCACTATTTGGTTTCTTATATACACCTGCATATAGCTTCCACTGTCCCTGTGTATAAATTGCATGTCCGGCACCCTCTAGAAGCATCGCTTCGAAGTTGCCTATTGGTTCTTGACTAGTTTCTAATATACCGTTTAAAGTATACCGTGGAATATCTTCTCCTGGAGAAGCGCCGGTCTCTCCAGTAGTAATTGCTGCGCCACTATCTCTAATAGCTTCTTCTAATGTATACCAATCTATTTCATTTAATGGCTCATCATACCATCCACTACCAGCATATAGACTTACTTCAGTTTGTATACTACTTAATGGTGCGTGGTGTTTCATACGCATACCATAAAAAGTATCTCTCATATAATCAGAGATTATTAAAGCCCAGTTATCTGACCATTTCCAAGTACCTGGTAAACTAAATCTTTGTGTACCGTCAATACCAGAACTAGGAGTATAAGGCAGTGTTGCTGTTCCTCCCCACCCTCTAATTTTTGGATCTATACGTCCTGAAGAAGTATCTAATCCTGTATTATAGTGTTCTGTTAAATCGTCATCAGTAGGATCATATACACGTTTACCTTTAACTAAAAAACGTATTTGAGGTAAAGATGCTTGCCATGGATGCTCTGCTCTATATCTAAGACGTATATATGCGAATGAACAATCAGTTAATTTATGATCTATTGTCCAGCGTTCATCCGGGTCGGTTATACCTGATCCTGATAGTTGTGGGGAATCAAGATCTGTCTCAGCAGTAGGATATCCATTTTTATTAGAAGTAACACCATCACCAGTATATTTAATAAACTGTGAAATTCTTTTATGTGCCTTAATATCATCTACATACCAGTCTTGAGAATTTAATGTTCCATTATTATGATCTGGGATATATCTATCACTAGCCGCTGCCCATCCATTAACTTTGATAATATTGATAGGATTGTACCAAATATCACCATTAGCCCAAAAATCTACAGCCCAACGTTTCTTAACTTCTTCTGCCATTCCAGCTCTATTTTCGTTAAGATTATATTGACCACCATTAGTATTACCATCTCCACTACCAATAAGATCATTACCTTCTGGCCCAGGATTATCTGGTGAACCAGAAATACGGATAATATCATCATTAATAATAGCATGAGTTATATCTTCAACTGGGTGAGTAGTTAAAGCTATAATCATATGTAATTCGTGTGTATCATTACCCCCAGTCTCAATAAATGTTATTGGACCAGATAGTACTCTACGTCCATAGACTATACGGCGTGGAAGAATAGAATCTCTAATAGTATCTTTATATCCACTACTTGTAGCAGAGCTAGGTCCAGAAGGCGCAAGTAGACGTCCCGCAATCGTTGAAATTGCGACAATAAGAGCAGTATTGATTGCTGCTGCTGCGAACATTCCTGCAGCAGTTAATCCAGCAGTTCCAACTCCAGCTACAAGAGTTGGAGTAGTCATTCCCGCCCATGTTGCTATAGCGGCTCCTACGCCTGTTGCCATTATCTAATACTCCACGAACAAATACAGTCCCTTAAGGACTTCTTTAAAATCTTAGAATCATTCCCAATAAAGAAACCATAATTATTATAACATATGCCTATCATATCTTCTTTTTCGTGATTCTTCCCACAAACTATATCCCCATCTTTTGCTAATAAAGTGGGAACTGGCAAAATACCAGTTTCTCCACTTACTGCTGTGGCGATATTTATATAACCTAAATCTTTTATCAGTTTCCATGCGCCCTTCTTGCTATGATACTTTTCTCGAAAACTACTTAAATAATCTTTTCCAGTTAAGTCTCTAACAATATTGGCTGTAAAATGAAAGCAATCAAGTTCTCCTTCTTTCCAATTATATCCAAACGGTTGAGTTCCATACTTTATGATTAATTCTTTCATATAGTATTACCAAGGCCAGCCCGGCCATGTAGGTGGAGCAGGATTATTACCAGAAGTACCAGATACTACAGTATTAATTCCTTCTTGGCGTCCCCATACAAGTTCTAAATCTTTAAGTTGAGCAATATATTCAAATCCTAAATCAGTAGAATCAACATTACCAACTTGATATGAATGATTATATCTTCCACCATGAGGAGTAGCCCAATCTGATAGTCCAGCTACACAATTAATTGTAATAGATCCAGATCCAGTAAAGTCTATCTCCATACTTTCCATGCGACCAGCAAACATAACTACAGGGTCAGCAATAATTTGATTATCATCATCTAAAGCTGCTAATTTTACTATTACAGGTTTGCCTCTATAGTCGACATCTAGAGCATTGGCCATATCATCGTCTAATAATGAATTGGTACTACCAATCATTAATGCTAGACTATATGCTTGCACCTCAGAAGTTTCTTCCACAGTACCTATTTCTAGTAATCTTCCAGCACCAATATACGTTTGGGTGTCCCATATTAAATCATGTCCAGATAAATTAGCATATATAGTATCTGGGGGACTTGCTGTGTCATCAAAATGTGCTTCAATAATAGGTACTAATTTGCTAATTGAATCACTAAATACAGCGTCATATGCTGAAGTAAATGTTTTAGGCATTAGTATCCCTCTATAAATTCCACGTCCATACTAGTAATACCTATTTTTCCTCTGGCATTCCAGTACACTTGATCATCTGATGTTAATATAAACTTTCCACTAGGATCTACTGTCTCTAGTGATAAATCTTCATATTCTGAATAAGTAATAGGGCCTCGTAAAGCTGGTTCAAAATTTACATCACCAGGATGACCTGTTACCATTTTTAATTCTCTACCATAATTAGTAGTATCAATAGAAAAGTAATCTCCAACAGTAAATGTTCCTCCACCAGCTAATGTAAAAGAATTTGCTCCTGATGGAAATCCTGATATACTCTTGCCAGCAGTAGAGATTCCTTGATTAACAGGTAATGACCAATCTCTAAGAATAGCTCTATTAACGGGTCCTTTTAATAAGACTAAGAATGCCATTAGTTTTCTGGCATCATCTTTAGTCATATCTTGATATGAGAGCCGGGCACGCCACCGCGCACCCGGCACCTCTATTCTTTTAGTATGTCCAGTAAGGTTAGATGTACTAATCATTGTATTAGTTACAATACCGAAATCCATTGAAGCCGGTAAAAATGTAACGTCTGTATCATAATCAAAATCAGCCATCATCTACGCCCTACTTGTTTAGCATATCGTCCACCCTTCCCAATTTCTGAGAATACTCGGTTGAACGTTCTTTCTTCAATATTTTTTGCTTCCGCTCTAAGTGCACCAATAGCACTAGCATCAGCACCTCTAAAGTCAAAACTTTGAGTAATATTAACGTTATCACCTCTAGACTCCTCAGAATCAAGAAATTGTACTGGTATCTCTCTATTATTTGGTAGAGGTACAACAGCTTCACGTCTTGGACCTTCTCCAACCATAGCTAGTTCAGGGCCATTAGTAAGTCCACCATTAGCAAACATACGTAATTGTTTAGTTATTCCACCATCTCCAAATAGATCTAATAGGTATCCACCAGCCATAGCATATGGATTTCCAGATCCTTTAAGGATAGTACTGAGACCACTTTGAAGATCAAATCCACCACCAGAACCAACTAATCCACCTAATAGATTTCCTAATCCGCCAGCTAACGTATCGAAATTAATTTTATTCTTTTCAGCTATTCCAGTAGGTAGTGTCTTAGTAATACCAATTAAGTCACCCATTCTTTGATTAATATCATCTAAAAATGTAACATCTCTATCATCAGTTGGTCCTTTAGGTAACCTTAATGGTGGTAACATTGGAGGACTAACATTAACGATAGGCTTAGTTTGATCAACCTTAACGGTAGTTTTAACTTCTTGTCTTTTAGCTTTCTCTTCAATAGTATTTTGAACATTGGCTCCAGCAGTATCAGTCACAGACTTTCTTGCTATTTCTTCAATATTCTTTACTGTTTGAAGCATTTCTGCTTCTGTAGCACTCTTAGGTACATCAGCAGTTATTGAAGTTTGATGTTGTAAAATAGGTGCTTGAATACTAACAGGTTGATCTACTTCTAGAGGTCCTGTCTCTTCTACTTTAAGCGGAGCCACTTCTTCTACCTGTAAAGTATAAGTCTTTAAAGGTTCAGCTTTTAATGTATCAAGAGGTGCTGACTGTAGCATAGGAACTTGACCATAATTTATATCAATATCCTTTAATGGTTCAGTCTTTAAGAATTTAAATTCTTCAGCTTCTAATCTATCAAAAGTAGGAGACTCAATTTTAGGTAAAGTAATAGGGTCTATCTTTAAAGTAGGAGCTTCTTCTATCTTTAACTCAGTTGGGAACTCAGGTAATGGGGGCCACTCAAACTTAGGAAAAGTAATCTCAGGAAATATTAATTCCGGAGAGTCTGGAAAATCTGGCCATTTCCAATCAGGGAATGCTTCAAGTTTTACAGTAGGAATCTGTCCATAATTCACAGTAAGTTGATCAAATGGTACAGCTTCCAACTTATCCATAGGAGCAGCTTTTAAAGTTTCTAGTGGCTCGGCTTTTAATAGTGGTAATGGAGCAGTTTTTAATAACGGAAGAGTTTCAATCTTAAGTTTATCAAATTGTTCCGCCTCTATCTTAGCAAATGTCTCAGCCTCTAACTTAGGAATATATCCTACTTCTAACTTATCAAATGTTTTCGCTTCTAACTTATCAAATGGGTTAGCATCTAATTTGGCTAGTTCTACAGTTTCTAATAATGGAAGATTACCTACTTCTAGTAGTGGTAAATCTGCCACCTGCAATAGTGGTAATTTATCAGCAGTTAATAGTGGGAATTCCTCAGGCTTTAACTTACCTAATGGTTCAGCCTCTAATTTATCAAATGGTGCTGCTTGTAATAAATCAAGCGGTGCCGATTTTAATAATGGTAAAGGTTCTACAGCTAATAGAGGAAATTCTTCTGCTCTTAATGTAGCAAATTGTTCTGCTTCTAACTTGGCAAGTTCAACAGCTTGTAATAATGGAAGCTCTCCAACCTCTAGTTTATCTAGTGATTCGGCTTGTAACTTGTCAAATGGGTGCGCTTCTAATTTCTCTAAAGTGGACGCCATAAGTAAAGGAGGCTCTTCTATTTGTAATAATGGAAGTTGTCCTACTTCTAATCTATCAAAGGCATTAGCCTCTAGTTTTGCAAACGTTTCTGTTTCTAATTTTGCTAATTCAACAGTATGTAATAGAGGAAATTTTTCAGCCTCTAATTTACCTAATTCTGGGGCTTCTAATGTACCTAAGTTTGGTGCTTTAATTTCAGGAATCTGCGGCCACGTAAACTCAGGAATATTAGCAACATCTATAAATTCTGGACCATCATACATTACTCTAGCATTACTAAAGTCAGGTATTTCTGGCATAGTTATAGTTATGTTTTCTTTTACATCTACTGTTGGTACAGGACCAAAATCAGCAGTGATAGCTTTTATCTCATCAATGGGTATAGGAGCAACTTCCTCTACAGGAATAGCTTCATCTGGTATTGTTACTGAAAAAGTAGGTAATGGACCAAAATCAAATGGTTCAAATTTTACTGGATCAATAGTAGGAGACTCCACTTTTGGAACTGTGAAAGGCTCTACATTTAATTTAGGAAAACTCTCTACCTCTAATGATGGAAGATTCTTTAATGGATCAAAACCAATCTTTGGAGGTGTACCATACTCAATATCTACTGGATCAATATTAGGAACTTCAATTCCTAATAATGGGAATTTAGGTATCTTTATTTCTTCCACAGGAAGTGGTTTAGAAATATCTATACCTATCTTATCAATAGGATCAATAGATATTTTTGGTAACTCATCTGGTTTAAATTCTGGTCTTTTATCAACATTTACAGTAATAGGCGCAATATCTTGCTTTGGTATATTTACTATAGGAGGTGTTTGTTTAGGAACAATAACTGGACCATGAGCAACTGCTACAGGTGCTTTCGCCTTAGTAGCTTTTACTTGTTCAGTACTACTTTTTTCAATAGCTTTTACAAGTGTTGAATCATCTATATCCGCAGTAGCAGCTGCTACAACTATTGGAACTATAGTATCAGTAGCCCCAGTATCGACAGTTTTACATTCACATAAGTTGTTAACTGCAGCTACTAGTTTAGCAACTCCTTCGTGTAAACTATTACTAAATGCTTCAATACTAGTAACAATTCTGTCACCAATATCAAGTACTGCATCTTTTAAAGTAAGTGCATTTCGTCTTGCTTGCTCTACAGCAGCAGAATCATCAATTATATCTTTAATATCTTTTAATACTTGACCTTGTTTTTTAACTTCTGGAGATAATACTCCAGCTCCATCAGTAATTACAAATGGCTTATCTTTAGTAGCTAAAGGTCCTGGAGCAGTAGCTTTTCCTAAACTTGCTGATAAATCATCAATAGATGAAGATACCCCTTCCATTACTGTTGATAAACGATCTAGTGCTGTGGCAGTATCATCTTTTAAGAAACTAAATAATTTTAACTTACTTAACTGCGCAATAATAAAGCGCTCTAGTTGTGTAGCGGCAATATTAGCAAATACATTTGCTAATAGTTTTCTAATCTCGTTTACAACATCTTTAAACTTATTTTCACTAAATACAAGTGCTTGGAATATCATTGATATTCCTTCACTCATTGTATTTACAAACCCTCTAGCAAGAAGCTCGAATGGACCGTTTAAAGACTTGACTCTTTGAATCATCTCATCTTCAAAGAACATACCAAATCGTTCTATACTTTCATCACTTAAATCAATGATAAAATCTGTATCACCAGCTCTAGCACTTTCAATTAAATTAGTTCTAGATGCTATAGCTGCTTGTTGTCCAAGTAAATATAGTCTATCGCGTTCTAATTCAATTTTATTATTTAGTGCTAATAGTTCTTCCTTATTTAAACGTACCGCTGCTGCTAGTTGAAGTTTTCTAGCTTTAAGAATCTTGATATCTTGTCTAACTATATCTTGCTTAATTTGTAATGATTCTCTTTCTTGAAATGCTGCTTGTGCTTGATTTAGTGCTAATTGATTAGCATTTGTAGATAACTCAGCTAATGCTTCAGAACTAGATTTTAATATTTCTAAGCGTTCTCTTGTTACTTCTAATGTTGCTTTTTCTGCTTCTGCTACTAGTCTTGCTCGTTCTGCTTCTATACTTCTAGTCAGTAATACTTGATCTAATGAATTTAATCTATCATTAATCAATCTATTTTGTAATGATAAATCTTTAGTATCATTACCTAATCTGCGGGCCTCTTGCTGCTTAGCTTGTAATACTTTTTCTTGTAGTAATAAATCCTCTTTACGTAGCTTAATTCTCTTAGTTTCTGCTGCAAAAATATCTAATTGGAATGCAACTGATTGTTGTAATCCACCAAGTGCACTCTTAACTGCATTAGCATTAGAAATTAACGCATTATTAGTTGCTTGTACAATCTTAAGTATATCTTGTTCAGCTTTAAGCCTAGCAAGTGTACCTTCATATATTGGATTAAGAATTCTGATTTGTTCCAAATACTGTTTATATTGTTCTTCTAGTAGTTTAATATTGGCTTTTAATGCACGAGTTTGTTCTGGATCTTGTCCTTCAAATATTAATGAGCGTTGAAGTCTAGCTCTTGCAGCTACTTCATCTGCTTTAGATTGTAATATGGCCTCTTCGACTTCTTTAATTTGCTTAGTAGCTTCAAATGCTTGTTTTGAAGACCCAATAATTTTATTCTGTTGAGTTAATATAGCTTTATTAATACCTAATAATTTTTGTGTTTCTTTCTGTTCTAATATTCGTAATGAGTTAGTACGTTGAATTACTTCTCTACGCTCTAAGTCAATTTGAATAAGGCGAGCCATAGTAGCTTCAATTACTGTATCATCTACAAATCCTTCGAACTTTCCTGCAGCTAATTGTGCTTTTAACTCTTTGACAGCTGGAATAGAATTTTTAATAGCTTCAGGAATTTGTAAAAAGAAACCAGCTAATGCTACAGTCTTCTGTTGCAAATCGTCTTCTATTTCTACATCCCCTAGACTTAATGTTTCTCCTGCATCAAGTTGTGCATTAAATTCTTTTGACTTAGTGATAGCAGTATCTAAATTACCAACCGCTACCTTTAAGCTACTATTAAAACCTTGAATAGCATCCAATAATGATTTATTCTTTACACCAGCTTGATTAAGATCATTCATAGCTTTAGCAAAGTTATCTGCGTGTCCTGCCATAGATTTTAAAGCAGTTTCTTGTTCAAATATTGGAACTAATCCAGAATTAAGTCCTTTTCTTAATTTATCTAGTGAATCTAGTAATCCTAATTTTAAGGAGTCATCAAGACCTTTAAGATTTTTCTTAACTTTATCAATGATATCTTCGATATCAACACCAGCAGAAGCATCTGCTAATATACTACTACGTAGATCTTTTAATTTATCACGAACAGCAGAATCTTCTACACCTTCAACTATTTTATCAATACTTGCTTTTAAGTTTTGCCCAAATCCAGATTCTGTAGCAAAATCTACAGCCTGTATTTGAATAAATATTTCATTTACAAGTTCTGAACCTAAGTTCTTAAATAATAATTTAGTAGTATTTCTTAAATTCTTTAAAGCCTTATTATACTTATTAGATATCTCTACAGCCTTATCTAATGCTGCATTTTGATCCTCTGGATTAACTGCTGGGGTTCTTAGTACAGCCTGCAATTCTTTCTTAGACTTAATAAGATCTGAATTTAACTGATTAAATCTTTTACTAAATCCTTCAAAATCTTTCACGCCTACATCTAAAACTAAGGCGCGTCTAGCGGCCGATGTCTTAGAGAGTGAATCTTGTAAATCTCTAAGTGCATTGGCAGCGAATGTAGTTCCTTTAATAAATCCTGCTGCTAGATCTGTAGAATAGCGATCAACTAACTCTTGATAATCAGCAAATTTCTTAGTTGTATCTTCAATAACTTCGCCAGTTAGTTTTAATGATTCTTTATAATCATCCTGTGCTTTAGTACTATCGCGTAAAAAAGATGCTATAACTCTATACGCTGTTATTAATAATGTTATGGCTGTAAATGCAGAAAATAATGTACTTGTAAATGTACCAATACTATGTACAGCAGTACCAAACCAGAAAGATACATTCTTTGTGGCTTTTATTAACTTTTGCTTAGCAGCAGTATAATTTTCTAATTCATTAGTAGAAAGAGCAGTCGCCTTTCTAAACTTATTCATAAGACCGGTATCTAAAAAGGTAGATTGTGATCCTTCACCAAAAGCTCCAATTGCTCCAGCTTTAAGTCTAGCAGTTAATAATTGTCGTTCTGCTACTCTTTCATTACGTCTAGCTAATATAGCTGTTATGCTCTTAGATTCTATTTTCTCAGCAGTAGCAGCTAATCTCTTATGCTCTGCAATTTGCTTATCAATATTCTTTTGAAGATTAATTAATACTTTATCGCCTTCTTTTTTGCGCGTTTCTATTAAAGTAGCGGAAAGTCCCTTTACCGTACCTTCCATTTGCTTAGCACTAAGTTTTAATGTTCTACCAATTTGTTGAGATGCTTTTTTTGCCGCACTCTCATCAAATACTGTTTTAGTAAGCTTCTTACCTTCTTTATCAACTTGATCTGTTTCTACTTCTTTAGCAAATCCAGATTTAGCACTAGTAAAAATACTACTCTTACCTTTTTCCACTAATTTAGCACGAACCACAGCAGCTTTAGTAGCTGCAATAACTTGATCATTATAAATTTGTCTTTGCTTAGCTGCCTCTGCTGCAAGCACAGCTGTAACAGATTTAATAGATTTACGTTTAGCGTCCGCAGCCTTTTCAATTCTAGCTGCAGTATCTAACGCAGCGGCTCCCATATCACTGAATACAGGGATAGCTTTTCTTAGAATCTGACGTCCAATAATTACTCCAAAAGCAATAATAGCTTCCGCATTATCTCTAAAAGCAATAGCTATTCTATCAACACCTTTTTCTAAAAATACTAGTATATCTCTGGTTAAATCTTGGAATGCCTTACCTAATGTCTCATATGGGTTAGGGTCAATCATAACATCACCAAGTAATCTATTACCTTCATCAATAATAGCATTAGTAATAGCTTGTTGACGTTCAAATTCACTAAGAGATTTAACACTACGTCCTAAATCTGCAGCATAGTTATTAAGTACTCTATCCATCTTAATAACAATACCTTGCTGTGCAACAAGTTCTGTACGACCACGTTGCACGGCACCAATAAAGCGATTAATAGCTTGGGTAGTAGTACCACCAAATGTTTGAGCAGCTTTAGTGGCAATAGACGTTAATTCTCGAATCTGCTTTGGATTCGCGCCAGTAGCAGCAATACGATTAGCAGCCTCTAAAGCTTCCGCAAGGTTAAGAGCTCCTCCAGTTGCTTTCTGGATATCATCTGCTATTCTTTTGAAATTAGTACCAAGAACTGATTGTAAGTTCTCAGCTGACTTAATCATACTACTAAAGTCAGCAGCACTCTTAAGAACACGAAATGCAGAAGTAAGCGCGAAGACATTCGCGGCTACAGTCGCGTAGGCCGCAACTAATCCACCCATGCCCTGTGCTTGACGGGAGAAGTCCTTTCCTGCACTACCACTACGTTTAGCAGTACCTTCCAGCTGCCGTTTAGTCACATTTGTCATCTTTGTAGAGGCAGCAGTAGTCTGCTCTATAGCCCCTTTCATAGATTTTAATTGTGCAGCTGTTTTATCTAGTCCTTGTGCTTTGACTAGTAGTTCTAGTATTACTTTGCCTTGGTCAGCCATTTGGTAATTTGCTCTTGGTTTCTGCAGCTTTAGCTTCGCGCTTTTGTTTAGCTTGAATCTGTTCTGCTACAGAACCATCTATATATTTAAATAAAAACAATAAATGTTTTCTCATATACCCTTCTATTTCATACTCTTGAAATAAAAATGGCATTAAAGAAAAGTCTTTTCCTAAGTAGGTTGCAGTCATTCCTTCCCACCGATCTGGTAAGAATCCATATAAATCAAAAGCTAACTGCGAACTTTCTCTAAGATCATAAAGAGAGACAGGTATCATATCTGGATCAGGTTCATTATTTAAAACCCTACACATCTCCAAATATGTGTTTATGTCGACTCCTGACTCACTGTCTTCAATGTAACGTTTGATGGCTTGGAGCTCTTCTTCGAGTCCCTCTTCGTAAACTTTCCCAAGTCCGAAATCTGCTCTGAAACCCAATTATCAAAGATTGTTGAACTTTTCATCAGTGTAATAGCATTAGACTCTGAATATTCCATCTCATCATTGAGATCAATACCCTTCGAGTCCCATACCATGAATTCGTCTAGATATTTAAACTTAAATCCTTCCCAACCTTTTACAATTGAACTAACATACGTAGTTAGGAATAAGTCATCATCTAATTGTTCCACCTGCGAACGTGTCTTAGGGTCGATTCTAACTCGCGTACACTTCTCAACAACTTTCTGAAGCTGTTCTTTAGAAAGGAACGCTAGATCGAATTCTAATCCTTTACACCCTGGAAATGGAAATGTTACCGTCTTTTCCGGTAGTAATAGATCTTCTAAATTTTTTGTAGCCATAGTAATCTCCTGTTAGTTTTGTTCATAGCTAATTTTAACTTCCTCTCCTGATATTTCTGCAGCTGTGAAAGGAATTGATAGCTGCGGTAATTGGTCACTAGTTGCAATAGTTCCTACTTCTATTATACTTCGTGGGATATCTATTATAAATCGTGGATTATTTACTCCAGTTCCTGTTTTTGGTGGTCCTTGAATATCTATATTAATTGATTGATGAGTGGTACCTGCTGATAATATTGTATTCCAATATGATGATCCATCTGCCCCGCCTGTTAAATAATATTTTAAAAATCCTGTTATATCTCTTGATCCTGTATAATGAGTATTTGGTGTATCATATTCATTTAATTCTTTCTTCATAATATATGTATTATTATTTCTAAATGTAATTGATCCAGCCGTAATACCAGTTAAACTTTCTCCAAATGAATAAGTACTTGGATTTTCATAATCCCATTTTAATGTAGTAACGGCATATTTATTAAACAAACATACTTGATTAAACACTTCTTCAAAAGTTGTTACACTAGATGGACCACTTCCTGTATACATTCCTAAAAATTTACATCTACCTCGCCATGTAACTGTAGTTATTTTATTAATATCAAAATTAATAGTAGCACTATCTATTACACAATTTTCTAATTCATGTCTTTTATATGGATCATCTTCATATTCTATAAATATATGTAATTCATTTAGTTGGGCTATATCCGAGTTACTACCAAAAGTATATGATAATTCGGTACCGTTTTGAACTCTACCATTAGTAGTTCCTGCTAGCCCCTGCCACAGATAATCCTGGGCACTCCATATACTCCCTGGATTAAAATAGCTTAAATGTGTAGTGAATTGGAAAGTACCGAATGACCAACTTTCCTTTGTAGGAGATAGGGATCTATCTTTATTAGGATCTAAATCTGATGTACTAGTAGGATATTTTATAAAAGTATCTGGTCGATTATAACTAAAGCCAGTTGTAAATATTTTTACAGTATTGCTAGAGTCCCATGGACCGGCCGGATCATTAGATACATATATATTTGCATCTCTTGTTTTAAAAAATAGTGACATCTTTTTTTCTCTTTAGCAGTATAAGGGGGGTTGCATTGCACAACCCCCCTATATTATCTTTTAAGGGTTGTAAGACCCAATAACGGATGTCTTACAATGCGGCTCTTGTAACCCTCACATCACCAGTTTTGGTAACTCGCCTGTCTCCATAGACAGTAACACGAGTAGATAGTAAGTACTGCCACTCTCAACTTTCGTCAGGGAAGTACGTAACTACGATTTCATTGTCCGCATCAAGTGTGTACCCATTTGAATCATATGGTAGTGGGTTAAAACCAATATCGATTGTTACCACATCCTCAATATTAATTACAGGAATAACTAAGTGAGTATGAGCCATATTAACTTGAATAACCGGTACGTCTGAAGAACTACCACCGATATACATATCTAGTAAGTAGTCTTGTGGATCTGCACTATTTGTAGCACTTGATAGCTCGGCCATAAGATCAGCAGTATCACCAGTACCTGTCTTAAGATACGCAGTAATATTACCACTAATTGATCGTGGACCTGTAATATGTCCACAAGGCTGATTAAGCTGTCCTAAGTTCTCTGGTGTTAAGTATGACACATTATTAGAAATTGTCATCGAACCACCAGTAATAGCAAGTTGTTGTACTGTGAAGAAGCTCGAATCTCCAGCACTTGTAGCAAGATTATCTGTAACCTCAAGTACTGTAAGCTTATTACGAATACAAGCATTAGCAGTTGGAGCACGAACATAGTCATTTACTCCAGTAGGTGGTGCATCAAGATCAGTACCCTGCCATCCCTGTACAGCTGTAAGGTCACTTCCAGCAAGAGCAACAATAGAGTTAGCAAATCCTGACCAAGTAATTGTAGCAATTCCTTCAATATCAAAATCAAGTTCAGCTGTATCTACGATTGTATCTGGTAAGTGATACCACGTATCATCACCTAATCTAAATACTAAAGAAAGTGATAAAAGTGTATTTGTATTAGAGTTAGCAAAGTCAACAGACATACCAACTCCTGATGCACCACGTGTTGTAGCAAGACCATCATCATCGGTATCGATAGTATTACCAGTATTTTTGGCTGCTAAGGCTTCCCACATAATACGTTCCACCGCATCAGCTTCGCCTACAGTACCTTCCCAACGAGGGCGCATATAGTTAGCAAAACTCCAATTTACAGGTTCTAACGCTGTATTGAATACCTGTGTTCCACGAATAGGTGTTTGACCGGCTTCACTAACTTGAATTTCTTGAGTAGTTGTATCCTGAGTGAATGAGAATCCATCCAGAATAGGAATTTCCCAAGTATTTTCATCTGTCATCAGAGCAATTGTTTGCGCTGTTGACACGTATAGTTTCGCATTACGCGATAGACTAAATGCCATTTTCTATATCTCCTTAAATTTAGGCAGTATATTGCACCTGTAGTGTCATTTCACCGACACCTATAGGTGCTAAAAGACCTTCGTCATCAGAAATAGATAGTATACGTATGTCTGTACATTCTGTATTACTATCTATTGTTAAAGTATTATTTGCGTCTAAAATATCTTCTATATCGCAAAATATATCTTCTAACAAACTTTTGGGATCTGTACCTTCTACATAAATTCTTATGTTTACAAGTAAGCGTCCCCATTTGAAGTCCGAAGGTAAATATTCTCTAGTTTCGAGACCTGGTGTCACCGAAACACTAGGAAAATCATTTACTTCGTCCCAGAAGATTAACTTCGGGACTGCGTTATTAAAAAGGTTAGTTCTATAATTACTAGATCCATCTATTTGGTTTAATAGCGCAACTATTGCTTCTGTTATATCAGTTCTTTTTGTAGCCATTATTATACCAACCTAGAGTTGAGTCTGAATTCATGTCTTAACTCTTCTCTTAAAATCTGTCTTATACTTTTATCTATAAGTTTCTTTGGATCTCTATATCCATTTTTCCATGGAGCTTTACCACCGTCATCTAAAAATATGTCATAAGGACGTCTCATATAGGTTATAGCAGTATCTAGTGCTCCTGTTCTAGTAGGCTTTAGCTCTTTTAGTTCTGCACTACGAGCAAAGCGACCAGTTCTATAATTTAATCTTCTAGCTTTTCCTTTGCCCATATTCTGTTGAATTTTATCATGTAATCGTTCATTAACGATTCTCATGATATTCTGTAAGTTAAGTCCACCGACTGCTTGTTCAGTAAAAGATGCAACATCTACTGGTAGCTGTTGTACCTTATTTACGTTAGTCTTTTTACCAGACTTATACTTACCTTGTGCTTTAGTTTTACCAGGCTTAACAGCAGCTGTAGACTTAGACTTTCTACGTTTTGTTTTACCGTGAGAACTTTCCCATAACTCTATGATTGACTTTTTAACATTGTCCATCACTGTAGGGCTGCTAATTTGAAGAGTAGATAGTCTTGCATCTTTCGATTTCAAGAATTTAGTTATTTCTTCTTCTATAGCATCTACTAAGTCATCGGCGTGAGCATCTATAATATCTCTATATGTATGTAGAACTTCAGTAGCTTGCTGCCTAAGTATTTGTCCACCAGCTAAATTACGCTTCTTTAACTCTATAGTTACTTGCTGTTTTAAAAGTATAGAATCAATTAAGCCAGATTTTAAATCTTGTTCAGCTGTAACAGATACTTTAACTGCCTTGCTTAAACTACTATTAACATCTTTTAATAGTTTGTTAATAAAATTATCAGCAATATTAGGAGCAACATAAGCTAGAGTATTCTTTACTAAATTTATCTTTTCAGCTACTGGTAGTGGCTCCGGAATAGTCTTAGCAGTCTCTTGCTTTACAATTCCGTGAATAGGAATAGCTCCAGCTAGTTGAGTAACAGAACCTTGAATATGTCCTGCATCTACTTTTCCAATTAATCCAGACTGTTGTAGTCCTAATCCACTATAATCTAACGGGGCATTCTTCTTGGCAAGGCTCGGATCTTGCCATTGTAGCACAGTCTCTTGACCTAATAATAATTTAATAAATGCTTGAGAAGATTGCCAACTAGTTTTAGCCCCTAAACTTCTGCCAGTAAATAATATTCGTAGAGTTCTCGCTTTAGTTGGTTCATCCTTCATATTTATGTAGGAAACACCAGGAGTAGTTCTAATCACATTATCCAGTTTGCGTAAGTTCTGATAAAGAAGTTTAATTTCAGATGGTGGCAGATTAGTACGCTCTTTAGTATTTATATCAATACCTAATAGTTGCGCTCTGCTTAAATCTAGGATCGTATTATCAAATACAAACTTAGATTTATCACGAATCTGACGAGTGATCTTCTTATCTTTTTTACCAGTTAGAGCATCACGATTAGCTTTATTAATGGCGTCTCTTACAGCAGTACCTATGTTTTTAGTTACCCAATTACGATATGCTGATTGACTCATTAAAGTACTCTATATAAATCTAGAATTCGTCGAATATGTGGAGGTAAAGATATATCTGGGAATATATTTTCTACATTCGCGCCAGCTAGTGCTTTACCGGGAATATACTCTTGCTTGTCGTAAAACTCAATAAGAGAAAAACAAGCAAGTTTTAAATCTTGTGGGATACTAGCAATATCTGCATATCCTGCTCTGTAATCTATTTGTAAACTCTTATAAGCAGTAGAGTATACACTAATAAACTGTAAAAGATCATTTTGGCTATGTACAATACCATCTAAATAATCTACTACGTATCCCCTACCATCTGATGCATCTTCCGATAATTGTTCGGTAGTTAGACCAGCATCATCAGAAATGTAAACAGCATCAACGAAATTAACAGGGAACTGACTTAGTTGTACCTTGGTATTTTTTCCATCAAAATACTCGGTAATACCAGGACTCATATAATAGTCTAAAAATTTCCTATTACAGTAGTTTTCTACGAACTCGGAAACTATAGGTACTAAAGCCCCGTGCTGGGTATCCTTAGTATCACTACCAATATTGCGATAAGTCTTATATTCTGTTAAAGTTATTAGATCAGCCATTTATGGTCCTTAATATAGGGAGGGAGGGCGCAGAGCGCCCTCTCCCATATATATTATATATTAGCTTGCGATTTCTAAGCTAATAACAGCCTCGTTAGCAATAATTTCTTGGAAACCAAGACGTCTGCTGCTCACGATGATACGACGTTGATCTTCAATGTTAGTATCAGTCTCAGTCATTAGACCTCGAAGATTACCAACAATAAAGTTGCTAGGACGTACAAGCGTAGCAATTGTTGTACCAACAGTATCAGCGTCAACATTAGTGTTGTCGAATGACTGTGAAACAACTACGCGAAGTCCAAATAAGCTACCAACCTCACCTGTTAGTAACGTAGCACGGTTGATACCGGCAACGTCAACAGTCTTGAAGTTATCAAACTTCATCATTGTGTAGTAAAGCTTGTGAGATACAAGCAGTACTAAAGTACTTGAATCAAGCCCGTAAATACCTAAATCACGACGTAAGTCAGCAAAGGTATTTTCAGTTAATTCTCCGTCCCAACCATTAGATCCGTTGGTAATTGTAAGCGCAGTTTGACCGCGTCCATCAAGACCAAGTAGTGGATCGTACGGTGTGCTAAGAATACCAGTACCACGAAGAATCGCAGTATCGGTAGAATTAGCCATACGACGAGCAATAGAAGCACGGATAATAGGAAGAATATTCACTAATGTGTCTTCCGTTTCCTCGTAACCCACGTATTCCTTAGCGGCAATCTTGTAGGCTTCGATGCTTTGTTGCGTTAACTGGTGCTCTTCTGCAGTACCAGTAGAACTGTTATCAGTACTACGGAAAGCACTGTCTGGAATCCACTCAGCCGTACCTGCAGCTGGGTTGATTGGGAAGTGAACAATTTTAGTATTCATTGGGAATGTAGTGAATAGAGGCTCAACTACAAGTTGTGGCTCCATTTCATTACGGACCTGAGTAGTATACTCTTCTTCCCACTCGGCATCAGCAGTTGATTCCCAGTGCTCCATTCCTGACTTCTCACGAAGGTCAGCAAAGAAGTCGGTACTATCAACCTTTGTGCCTTTAATTTTTGCTAAAAGAACGGCATTAGCTTTCTCTTCGCGAGAAATTTCAGCAGTACCAGTACGCTTATCACTATAAGTCATTTTAGACTTATGCTCGCGAATTTCGTCAAGCTCTTCTTTCTTAGTATTAAGCTCGTCACGAAGTTCTTTAAGAAGTTCTGCGGTATCAGAATTTTCTTCGTCGAACTTAGCCTTAACGTCTTCTAAAAGACGTTCTGCGGCTGTAGTAGCTAAAGCTTCAATGCGATCATTCTCAGCCTTCTCTGCAGCTTCTGCGGCCTCTTTAGCGCGCGCTTCTGCTTCCAGTTCAGCTTTAATTTGATCTTTCATAGCTTTTAGATCAATACGTGTGTCGTCTTGACCTTCTACGATAGGATTCCCATCCTTATCCTTTTTCATTAAAGTCTCCTCAATAATTTGATATTCTCCGTCACAGAAGGTATTCTTAAACTCTAAAGATTCTTCTTCTGTATCGAAACTCTTCATTACGCTAAAGCTAGCTTTAGCATTAGCGGGGATAGATACTACACTCACTTCATAAAGGTCGGCTTTTTTGATTACAAAAATACCCGTTTCTTTATCATAAGTTGCTCCCCCATCCCGAATTCTAAAGCCAACACTAAATGTGGAAAGGATACCATCCTTAATTAAATCCACAACATTGCCAGCCGCTTTAGAAATTTTTGCTGTAATTTTTAATCCTTTTTCATCTATTCCAATTTCACTAGCTTTACCAATAGGCTGCGTGTGATCATGAAATGCTAGAATGATAGGATTATTTTTATAATCTTTTACTCCACCTTTCCAAGCGGATGCAAGAATAACATCATTCTGTCTATCCTTGTCGTCAGTACTGGCATAACCTGTGATCGTTAGATCATCGTCATCACCAATACCTTTCTCTACCTGTAGTGGAGCAATAAATTTTAAAAGTTTATCAGTCTTCATTTATTATCCTCTGAATTATCTTCAGACCCGTTTCCTGAAGGTCTACCACCTTGAGACGGATTGCTTGCGCTACCAGCTATGTTAGCTGGTATTCTTAACTTACTTGCATGTTTTTCCGGAGAATCTTCAAGTCTTAATTCTTTTCTGGCTTCGTTGATGGTCATAATACCATTATTAACTAGTGCGCCGTAGTAGTTTCCTGCTTCTTGCATTTCTGGTCTTAGGGCCCGTGTCTTGAAAAGATCCGGTTCCATATCATAAGCGAAGTACGTCTCCAATGCCGATATAAACTTATTAGATATCGGTAGTATAGTCTGCTCATAAAACATCTTTAAATTAGGTGAAATATTTGCATTGTTACCCCCGTCTAATAGTAGGGGTGGTACTCCAAGTACCATCAGGATTCGCTCTTCGAAAACCCTGATAGAATTCATAAAATCTAGGTCTCTGAATGATTGATTACTAAGTGGGTGTGGCTTTAAGTCCGCGTCTGCAATAAGTGGACGACGGGCTGCTTTAGCCTCTCCATAGCGAGCAACCATATCATTAATGATTCGCTCTTTCAGCTTGTTTCCTAAAACATTAGGAGTAGTAAAGATTAGGCCTGGTACTGCACCGTTCTTAAAGAACTTTTCTTGGAAGTCTAGCATAGTAACTAGAACTCTGATGGTGTCATTAGCAGCACGTAATCTACTGTCTCCTGTAACAGTACTTTCTGCTGAATTATCTTTTATATGGATAATCTCGTTAAGAGTAAATTGAGTATTATCCATGTACTTATAACCGGTAATTTTTTGACTACTACCAGTCGTTACAATAACTAACTCAGATGGAAGATGGTTTAAATACATCCCATCATAATAAATATATACATTTCCTGTCAGAATATAATCTACCGCTAGAGCGCGTCTAAACTCTTCTGCACTTTCGAACTCATTAGGTTGGAAGTTCAGTAGGGTCGATAATTTTTTCTGTGGAATATATTGAGGTTTTAGTCGATTAGCATTCCTACTAGATAAGGTACGAGGATCAATAGGTAGTCTATTTCCTACGGAAATATTGATTTCAGCTAAAGAATCTGCGATTAAATTAACACCTCGATTGACTACTTCTAATCGCTGATACGCGTTTCTGTAATACCATCGACGGTATTCTGAATTTCTTTCCTCGCCCTCTAAGTCCTGAATCGCTTGTGATCCGCGATGCTTTCTGCTAAGAATGAATCTATCAATTAAATTCATTTAATAATCCTTAAAGCTCACAGTTTTCTTCGCCTGCTTCTAGACACTCTATTGATTCTTCTTCGTCCTCAATAGTGCTTTCTATTCGAATGATAGTAGCATTAATCTTCGCTACTACAGCAGGCTCATCCTTTACGTTCGCATATTCACGTTCTATTTCTAGATCCATAATTTTACCCTTAAGGATACGAACGTTTTTCTTCTTATCCATAATGGTATAGTCAGTCCAGGTTACATGATCATTAGCTTCTGCGTGATCTACGAACTTTGCATTAAGACCTTCCCAGCCTCTAGTACCTAATTCGTATGATCCCCATAACATAAAAATTACAACTGATAGTACAGTACCAAGACCAACCTTATGTTCATTTAAAAATTCAAAGTTAAAAAGCTTCATTTCTGTCTCATCTTTCGTTCTAACTCAGATATTCTAGCTTCTATATTGGCAGAACGGTCAATACCCCAGTCCTCATGTTCTTCATAATCATCACGAAGATCTTTAAGTTCTTCCCATAGGCGAGTATCACGAGCTTTGATTTGATCAATCTGAACTTGAGCTTTTGGAAGAATTTTCTCGCCCACGGAAAGTTCAACCATAGTAATTCTAGTTTCTACTGCCTGCTTCCAAAGCTTATCATTCATGTACCAAAGTGCCATATAGCCACCAAGAGTTACTAGGGATATAACTATACCCCATAGTACTTTATGCACTAACGGGGCTGGTATTAAGTATCCATCTGCTAACTTGGCAGTTTTCTTAGGATCTAAATCCTCATTTACTGATACGGCCACTAAACTTCACCTTTAATTTATCTAACCAAATAAGTTGTTTAGGTGCAGTAGGAAGTGGGGGATGTTGTCCGAATAATTTATGCAATCGCAAGTGACAAGTTTTACACAGAGTTCTAACATCTTCATAAATTTCTTTATGGTGTTCTGCTATGAAATCATCCCTATGATCCAGTATATCATCAAGTGTTTTAATGACTACTTTTCTTTCCCTGCACCAACGCTTAAATAATTCGCTAATACTGTAAACGTGATGAAGGTCAAGTGGTTGATCTACGTCACATACGTAACAAATTTCCTCCTTTACATAAGCCGATTTAGCTCGGTCCCTAATGTATTTAATAGGAAATCGTTTTAGCCCTGATTCTTTTTGCATAACTTAACGAAACTAAGCTTTTTATTATTTCTATTCTTAAATTATATCAACTATTTAACAGATTGTCAAGGAAAATTTTTAGTCAAGGTATTCGTCCTACAACAATTTTCTAGGAGATACCACCGACACCTGACTCATAAGTATAGATCGCATAACGAATTGCGTCTGCCATATGACGTGCACGATTCGGTTCGGTCTTCTCTAGTTCAGTATCCATCTTCCATTTGTGGTTTCTAAGGGCATAAATTACTTCTATACACTCATGATGAACCCATAGTCTATGATTATCAATCACCGCAGCAACTGAGCCAATTCCGTCAAGAATCGACTTCTTGGCTTTGATGCAAGTGATATCATAAGTAGCAGCAAAGTCAAACCTAGTTTGAGCAGCAGCAGCGTCAATATAATTGAAGTCAATTTCATACTTATCCATCAATCTACCGATTTGCTCAGCATGAGTCTTAGTAGATTTATGATTAGCAAAGTACTCGTCAATAATAAAGTACTCGTTTAACCCCTCTTCATTTTCCATACATACAATACAGCACATGGCTGTTTCATCTCTGAACCCTACATCGAGTCCACCGATAACATCAACCTTGTGCGGTTCCGCTTTTACTCGTTCAATTAAGGAAGATAAATCTACAATCTGGTCATTATCCAGAGAATATACCTGACCCTCGAACGTCACGAAATTAGCGAGATATTCTTGTTCAAATTCAGCATGAGAAAGAGTAGCGCGTGCTTCAGCGATATCGCTGTCAGATGCTCTAGGATTCTCATGGTGGTCGGCGTGTATTGAGAGCCAAGTTTTAAACTTGGGCTCGTCAGAGAATCCACGCTCGAAGAATTCTCTGAACCAGTTATCTCCTCGTGGTGTTGAGATAAAGATAACTTTTGAATTTAATTTGTCTAGTGTAGGACGTAGTGCTACATTGTACTTAGCTCCAGCATCATCAGCGATGGCAGCTTCGTCAAATATGATAAGATCATAACTACGACCAACCGCCGAGTCGATCTTAGACACGGCAGCAATACGAATCATACTACCATTTACTAGTTCGATTATACGGTCTTTCGCATTATCTCTAGTAGTTTCCACATCGAATTTGCGTAGCAATTCATGCTGTAGATCCCAGCTAATAGACGCAAGTGCGTAATCTGGAGCAATAATAAGAACAGTAGATCTAGGTTGGAGAGCAATAAGTTGAAGTATAACATTGGCTATAAAAGTTTTGCCTACTCGGCGTGAAACACAGGCTGTAACGAATCTATATCTAGGATCATTTACAGCATTTAAAATTGCATATTGAGGCTTACATGGCTCTATATCTATTAAATTTAAATAGTTTTCTGCTGGTAATTTTATAAATCTATTTTCTATTGGAAGAACTTTATAATAATCTACCGGTATTGTTTCGTCTGATATTCTTAACATTAAATATCTTTATAATCTACAGTACTTCCAGTGTCAGCTTCTCTAATACTATAGCCTTTTTTATTATAAATATTTCGCCATTTATTTTTAATTTTTGTACGTGCACCCCAGTCTACAACGCGACCAGATTGATTTAATACTTCATATACTTTTTCATTTTCATCAGGAACTGGTGTAGTATTTTTTACTACTCCTGTAGCTTCTTCAATGGCTTTTACATTTGGTGTTTTTTTAGGTTCTACATAAGTATCTAATGCTTCAGTTTCTCGCAAAAGATCCTTCCAGTCATTAGGTGGTAAATCGCTATCGTTACCAGTCATATTAATTTCCCTCTCCTTCAATTAAGGCATGCATAAGACGTCCGTAATTTCCGGAGTCAAAGTTAGAAATGCTAACATTAGTTTGTCTAGCATTAATTTTCTCGACCTTCTTCTGCTTGTCAGCTAAGATTCTAGCTTTATCAACTTGCATTTTGTGATGCATATTAAGAAGATCTGCAATATCTTTGGATGATGTCATCTCAAGTTCTTCTAATTCATTGAGTTTTTTCTGAATTAACTCATCCATAGCATCGGAAATCTTGTCCATACTACGAAGTGAACTATCTGATATGACTTGAGTTATATAGTTATCAACGGCCTTTTCCTGAATCATACGGGAAATTTCGTGAGGTGGCATGCTTAAAGCTTGACTAGTTCGGGCAACATCACAACCTTCTTGTAAGTATGTTTCTGCTACTAAAGCACCCTCAGGAGAGATAGTGTCCGCCGCAACGTCCTGCCCTGTTTCAGCCAATGTTGGTAACATAATTTTCTCCTAGAGTTTTCATTTTGTCTAGTATAACATACGTGGAGGAACATGTCAAGAAAAATTTTTATATGTGGACTGCGCGTTCGTGGTGATGCGCTAGTTGAGACGAAGTCTCATAGTGCGGAAATTTAGCCCTAGTAGTCAATTCTCAAAAAACCTTAATGGTACACGCGTGGGTGGGATAAGTCAATAGGTATATACCGCAGTCTAATAACCGCCCACTATTGGGTCTATTTTTCCCTTATAAATCAATAGCTTAGGCGCTTGACACCGAGCGGAAATGCGTGTATCGTTAAATTATGAGCAAAAACAATCACTTACGAGGGGCGGGGGTGACGCGACAATCGCGTTATCCCAACTGTTCCTATTTTGGAACAATCACTAGAAAGGAGACTGTCATGAGACGTGTTTTATCATGTATCCGAACTTGTCCCGAATGCGGGATCTTCCACATGCTCCCAGATCAGGAACGGTGTGATATGTGTCAACTAAACCAAGACATAGACTACATCCAGAAATGGGAGGAACGCTTCGATGCGGAACAATCCTCAGATGTGGAACTTATCTCAGAAAAGGGAGGATCGTCATGAAAGGAAAAGATTTTACAACTGGTAAAATCATCTATATCTGCGACATGTGCGGAGAAGAATACATTCCCGGTTCCGAGGGCCGTCGCGAAACCGAGATATGTTACGACTGTGAAAATGATCCAGATCTGAAACAGATGGAAGATGATTTTCTATTCTACAACCAAGACTGTTAACGAAAGAGGAACTATCATGGATATGAAATATATCACAATCGAAGGATGGCGCAACAAATTGGAACTTGTTGACAGGGTGGAAATACCTAAAAATTGGGACAATTCCGAAAATGCGGAATATAACGTATCTTTTACTATGGCCGACGATACATATTGTTCCATTCTTAAGGTTTGGAAGGATAAAGGAACATTCGTCGGATGTCTGAATATCTACGATGTCGTGAATATTCTCAATCGGATGATACTTCGCGAAAACGTAATAAGCGCGGATCGCGAACGAGCTTATGAACTGGAACAATCCCAGATGGAGAACATATCATGACTAGAAACATTATCATAATTGGATGGGTCACGGTTGTGGTTCTAGCTTTAGGGCTAGGAATGTATGGAAACTGGGACAGAGATCAAAGGCGGATCAATCATCAATTTCAGGATTGTCAACGGGATTGGTTACAATCCCAGATTCCTGAATTGGTCCAATGTCGGAACGCTCCCGACTATACATGCACTCTCAATGCTGGTGAATATGCCAGATACGTGAATGAGAGGCAACGCGCAACTGTTCAATGTATGAACATTGAACTAGAAACGAAATAGACGCGCATTTGGGACGACCCTCCGGGGTCGTCCCATTTTTGTGATTGTCCCGGCATCGCCGGATTGTTCCAGAAATGGAACAATCCGGGGGTGCCGCGCTGTGCGCGGCACCAGTAGCACAAGTTCTTGATTTTATTAAAGTTTCCCGAATGTGGCACACCCATTGCCTAGCAAGAAGCGTGCCATGTTGTGGTGCAGCATAAAAAATTTATTTTAAAAAAGTCTTGACAGCATAGGGGGGCTAGTGTATTCTTGTATCTCGTTTGAAGGAACTGTAATGAGAAATCCCCGCAAAGCATATCGACTCTGGCATCTCTATTGCCCGCTTCTCGATGAGATTACTGGCATCAAGTGGTGTAAAGCCGGTGGATATGACCCGTATAATCATGCTGGTGTCAAGATGATGCCACGTGATAAGCATGGGCGCATTACTTGGCAAGCGGCATTCAATGCATTCGCTTCAAAGTCTCTCGCAACCTAAAAGGAATATGAGCATGAAAGGTATACAGAAAATCCATGACGCCCGTAAAGCGGCGAACAAAGCCCGCGAAAAAGCAATCAAAGCTAAGGAAGATGCGGTGCAGGTGGTGTATGATTACATCAACGAAACGGCGCAGAATCTCCCGCGCAATCCCTGCTGGTCGCTGACGGATGGATGTATTCGCGCGGGTACAGGTGGCTTGCGGTGGAATATTAGCGGCAACGCTTATCGGTTGAATCCGTTTGACTGGGATGATCCACGACACAAGGAACTCCACAACGTTTTGCTAGATCGCATCGGTGCCGGGACGTCAGCAGCAGACGCGATTCGCGAATGTCACCGGCTCGATACTAAACTGTATGATCTCATGCCAGCGAGCGAGAGACATCGGTTGTTCACAATTGACTGGTCAAAGGTCAACAAAAACAACTGATCGCAACAGTCGCGCTGCTCCCGAATCTGGAACGATTCGGGGGTGGCGCGCTTTAGCGCGCCACCGGCACCAGTGCGGCGCTGCATCATCCTCTACGTTATTATACCATGTGGGTAGAGGGGTTGTCAACAGTTTTTTAAAAGTTTTTTTAAAAAAAAAGTTGGCACGATTTTTGCATGTTCAAAAATCGTGCCAACATACCGAACATTAACATATTGTAATAATTGTAGACACGGCTAGGGAAACGTGTATAATTCTTATCGTCAATTAGGCAAACCCAACCGGAGAATTAGTTATGTCAAAGGATACGAAAAGTGTTTACACCGAGGAAGTCTGCGCCGATATGCGCGAGCAATACACCGCCGAGGAAGGTGATGAGGGTCGCAAGGTCGTTGTTTCGGCTTTTGCTAATCGGCTTGGCGTCAATGTCGCCAGCGTGCGAGCCAAGATGGTGCGCGAAGGCTACTATGTCGCAAAAACGCCGACCGACAAAAACGGCGAAAAGACCGAAACGAAAGAGGAAATCGTGACCACAATCGAGACGATTATGGGCGTCAATCCCGATTCGCTTCCCGGTCTGGAAAAGGCAAATAAGCCGACGCTAAAGGCCGTGCGCGCTGCGCTGCGAGCCGCTGCGGAGGTCGTTTTTGACGAATCGGAAAGCGCCGAGGATGTTGCCGATTCCGAGACGGTCACGGTCTAAAAACCAAGCGGAGCACGTCGCTCCCGGTTCGTTCCAGAAATGGGACGATCCGGGGGTGACGCGCGAAGCGCGTCACCCCCTACTTGGCACGATTTTTGCAAGGCAAATATCGTGCCAACTCGGCCAACATTACAATATGTTAATAATGCTTGACAAGCGGCGCGGCGGTCTGTACGATAGTCCCATGATTAAACAGATTCACATTTACGACATAGACGGAACCTTAATTGATTCTAGTCACAGATATAGAACTATGTTCAATGGTGAGAAAATTACCATTGATTTTCAGCATTGGCTGGATAATGAACAGTTCTACTATCGGGACGAATTGCTTCCACTTGCGGAACAATATCAGGATCAGCTAAAAGATCCAGAGATGTATACTATCCTATGCACGGCACGAAATGGCCGACACTGGCGCGAGTCGGAATCGTGGCTTTTTGCTAATTTAGGAAAACCTAATAAAGCATTCCACCGTCCCGACGGAAATATGGAACCTGGAACAGTCTTAAAAACGAGACAACTAAAGATGTTCCTGAATCTGAAACAGTTTCAAAATATACCCCGTTTCTTTTATGAGGATAATCTTAGTTATCTGAATAATGTCAGTCCCGCGATTAATGCTAATCCGGTTTATATCCCTAGCTTACAAGGTCACTAAAATGGAACCATTGAAAAAATTCATCGTTCTCGATACCGAGACAGTTGGACTTCCGCCACAAAATGTCATTTATGATATCGGTTGGCAGATAGTTGACAGATATGGGAATGTTTACGATTCTCAAAACTATCTCGTTCGCGAGATTGTCACGAATCCGAAACTAATGATGGGCGCGTACTTTGCCAAGAAAATCTTTAGTTTCTATATTGAAACAATCGAGCGAGGTGAGATTGAAATTCTCACATGGGCCGAATGTTCGGACCGGATGCGGGAAAGTTTCAATTCTGCAAATGTCCTTACTGCGTATAATCTCCCGTTTGACATGGGCGCGGTAAAAGCTACCAAAAAGCTATTAGGTTGCAAAACTGCAATATTCTCAAAAGCGCCTGATCTTCTGGATTTGTGGTATTTCGCATGTAAGGATTTGTTCCCATCCCGGTTGTATTGGGATGTTGCGGAGCAGCATGGTTGGCGGTCGGAAGCGGGCAATTATAGAACAACCGCCGAATGTGCATATCGTTTCATAACTGGGCAATTCGAGTTTGTGGAACAACATACGGCGCTAGATGATGCCGTAATTGAAACAGATATTTTAAAGAATCTGTTAGCAAAGAAGCAGACAATACCATATAATAACATTGTCTATCATCCGTGGCGTTTGGCACAACCGGGAGCGAACTAAAAATGGATACTGTTGAAATTCTGAAACTATCGTGGCCGACACTTATGGCCGGATGCCTGTATATTCTACAGGCGGGAATGGCTATGAAAACGGGACAATTACCGATGGCGGTTGTGTTCCTATCATACGCTAGTGCCAATATTGGGCTGATCTGGGCAATGGTAAAATGAATACCACATACGCGAAAAACCTGTTTTTGGAACTAAATCGGGAATACCTGAACGGTGTTCTTCCCATTCCTAGAATAGTTAAGATGTCTGGGAATTGTTCCGATAATGGGTTTTCCGTATGGGGTTCTTACGATAATGGAACAATCTACTATCACCGGAAATGTTCCAAATCTGATTTGAGGGCGACAATGGCGCACGAAATGTGTCACTACTTTCAGGACTATGCCGGATTTTGGTATGGTCTTGAAAATGACAATACTCCCGGCGATGCCAATATATGGCATGGTCAAGACTTTTATCAAATTGGCGCACTATTCCGAAAAGGAGGAATAACGATATGAACTGGAAATGTTTCTTTTTTGGGCACGTTTGGAAAACTAGGACACGTTTCAGACGTGGGCATATTCTCGTTTTTAGCAAATGTTCCAGATGTGGGGCAGATAATCTGACCGTCCGAAAGATGAACCAGATTAGGAATCGTCCCGAATGTGGGACGATTCGGGGGTGACGCTTCGTGCTTCGCACGAAGCGCACCAGTAGTCAAGTGCAAAATTGCAAATGTTATGTTCCGCGTGTGAAATAGGGGTACTGGGGTTTAGCGTCAGTGCTGCATTGCAGCATGTCAAGTTCAAAAAAATTAACTTGACTTTTGCTTGTAGGGGGGGTATAATATTACAATCGAATATGGAGATAACTTAGCTGGAGGGTAGTGCAATGACGTTTGAATTAGTTGTCTTGATTTCTTTCACTATTCCGGCTATAATATTTATACTGGATTTAGTGAGAAGCGTTTGAATCCATTTTTTCAATACCAACCGGGAGATACATAATGTCCAAGGATACCAACTACACCGATGAAGTCGCAACTGCAATGGTCGAAGCTTACCAGACTTGTGAGACTCAGGAGGCTCGTGATCAGGTCGTTACTGATCTGGCAAAGAACCTGAATCGCAACGTTGCTTCGATTCGTGCAAAGCTCGTTCGTGAGGGTGTCTACATCAGCAAGACTGTTGCAAAGACGCCTGCTGTAACCAAGGCTGACCTTGTTGGCCAGATTGCCGACGAAGTCGGCGTTACGGCCGACCTGTTCGACTCGCTGGAGAAGGCAAATAAGAACGTGCTTGAGCGCATCGTCGGCGCTTTCCTTGAGCGCGATGGTGAGTTTGAGGTTGAAGAGGTAGCGTAACCCTTTGAAAACCCCGGAGTTTAGCGACTCCGGGGTTTTCTTTTGTCCGGAAAATGCTGCGCTGCAGCAGCGCCAGTGCCGCAGTGCAGCATTTTCGCGGCTCCGCCGCAAGTGTGCCACTGGGGTACTCGATAGTCCATTATTCTTAGTTTTTCTTAGTAAATTGGTCAATTTCTTGCATATTGCGTGCATATTCTTACAATTATGCGCATTATTCTACGTTTTTGTGAGAATTGTTGAATTTAAGCAATAAAAAAGGCCAACCTGCGACGTAGTCGCGAAGTTGGCCTCCTTAATTTTGCTCTTGAATCGCCCCGAACAAAAGTAAAATTGGTCTATTTTTTTCTTGGTATTATAGTATCGAATTAGATACTATAGTATCTTCTGTTGCATAAATACAACACTTTTTACCAATCGTTATCATCTAGTAACTGTTCGACTTTGGCATTACAGTAATCGACATAGGCTTCTGCTTCCCTGATATAATCATGTAAATACTTATCTGTAGTAGTACTAGTCCAATACTCGAAGCCCTCACATGAATCAGAGTGATGCATAGTAACCTCTGACAAAAAGCATTTACCTCTAAGATTAATCATATCGCTATTAGGTTTGTAATATACACAGTTGGCACATACCTTATCCTCTGGGGGGTGTAACTGCCATAGTGGTAAAATTTTAGCTGTCATTGTCATCCTCCGAGAATAAAATTTCTAATTCAGATTCACGGCGCTTCGCGCCGAGTTGCTTAGAAGCTGTTACATCCTGCAAAATCCTATTATTCTCACTCAGTTCAGCAATCTCACATAAAGATTCTTCTAGTATCTCACTAGTATCTCTAATATAATTACGTAATTTTTTCAAGACCAATTTTGGAGTTTTTTCTAATCCTAAGAGTGACTCACTACCTAAGTAGCTCTCAATCTCATGAACTATCTCTATTTTGTTCTCAGGTACAGCTCCTGTCTTATCCCTATATCCAGTCTTTTCGTAAACACCTTCCTTAGATAACTTAGCTATTACTGACTTACGAGTTTTATTTAAAGCCACACACATTTCAGCCATAGTAGCTTCCTCACTATGCATTTTTAATAGTAGCTCAGTCTCTCTTTTAGTGTATGCAGCAGCCATTACTTGTCCTCCTTGCCAAGTACGCCGCTCCGCGGCATGGTTGGCTCAGATGATTTAGTTAACTCAGATGATTTAGTTGGCTCAGATGATTTGGTTGGCTCAGATGATTTGGTTGGCTCAGATGATTTAGTACGTTGAATTACTTCTTTATTAGACTCATGCATCTCTTTAGTATTTATATCAGTTTCAACTGGTGTATCAGTATAATCAGCATCTTGTTGTCTAGAATCTATTACACTTTCGATCATTAATCTAGCAGCATATAGTTTATTCTCAACATTACGCATTTTAATAGTAGTTTCTAGTAATTCCCAAGTCTGAATTTCATCAGTATTGATTTCAATTCTAATATCTTTAATCTCTTGTGTAATTATCATTATAGCATGTCCTTAAAGTTATCTGTTAATTTTGGTATTTCATGATTAGTAATACCATCATATGGTTGTGGTACAATATCCCAATTATTAAGATCTAGTATATGTGCTTGTGGTATTCGATAAGCACTATTAGCAATATGTCCTTGTAATAATATGTTTCTAAGTGGCCACGCTAGTCTATTTATATAAGTGGCAAAGGCTTTATATTTATTATCAGGAATCATTCTAGGCAAGTTGGTTATTTTATAACCAATACGCCCACCATAAGTATATGCTAGCCTACGAATATCCATCATACTATCATGATCTACTTCTGGTAAATTAGTAATACCAGCTAAGTGTTCTAGTCCAATAACTTCGTCTTTTTGAGCAGTTAATCCATGTCCTAATAAAAATTTGAGTCCTTTACTATACTCTAAAGTATCAAACCACCCATTAAGTTCTCTGTCATCCTCTAGTAATCCCCACTCAAACTTTTGTTTGTTAACAGGACGCCATGACTCATAAGTACACTTATAGAACTCTTTATACGCATACAGCGCTAATGGGGTCAGAACCCCATATCTGCTGTAATCCGTCTTTGTTTGAGTACCTTTTAGCCATTTACTTCTAGAGAAAAATGCTGGTATAGCATAGGCAGCTTTAACATCACTACCTAGTATAGTAGTAGTTGGGGAAGTGGTTTTTCCTCCAACTTCTACTAATACATTCTCATCTAATCCTGAAATGTAATCTAGAATACCCGTGGAATCACGCGATAGTATCAATCCCTCTGGTATACTGGTGGCCATGATATTCACGATCTTTAGCATATCGGAGACATTTAGTTGATTAACGGCTTTTATTTTTGTCTTTTCTAGTTCGCACAGCTCCTCAAATATAGAGGTTAAAAATCCTTGAGAATATATACCTTTCCTCCTTCTAGTATTTAGTATTTGTTCATCCATTAATTTATCACAAGATCTCATTATCTTGCTATGTCCGTAGTTTGTTGTTAGGGTATTTCGTGCCAGAGCCGCATTATTACTCATCGAATATATATACAGTATTTATTAAGCGCAATTTCACTTAAACGAGGGCATGAATTTTATCATTTTCTAATAACATAAAAAACTCCTTTAGTGACCCTT